CTGTGCTTCCTGTATTCTGTGAAGTGAGTGATATGTTGTAAAGATCAAGATATTCTTGACAGTATTGTGATACCACTTCTCCATAATCTTTGGTTTAGTGGTCTTGAAATGATGTGTGTCTCCACTATGAACATGAAGCACCTCTGTATTGTCAATATGCTCAAGGAACTCTGAACATAGTTGATTTGCCAATAATATTCTAGGAGCAACAACAACTATAGTCTGAGGCACAGGCATACTGAAACGCCACTTAGCATCTTGAATCATACACATTGTCTTACCACCGCCAGTAGGCACAAGTATCTTGCCTTTTTGCTGTGTTGTCATCAACTGTATAATGTCTTTTTGATGATCTCTCAATTCCATAGTGTTTGTGTTAATAACCATAGTATAATAAAAAATGCCCCTTGATTCAAGGAGCATTGTGACAGTTTTAGAACTGTGCTAGTAGTTTCTGTGTCTCAGGGTCGAATACTTCCTCGACTCCCTCTATTGAATGAATCCAATCATCATTTGATTCAGCGATCTCATAGAGATCAATCATTTCATCTTCCATAAAAAAAATTGTGTGTTCAAATTTAGTATTACATATTATGGGCAGTTTGGCAACTATCCAGTTGGAGGCGCTCCAGCACCGCCATATTCAGCAGGCACGGCGTCCATGTCAAATTTCTTTGCTGCCTCCTTTTCTTCAATTAATCCCCTTAAAGTATTGACCTCAGCAACAAGTGATTTAATATCATCTTGCTGTTTGAATAGTGCCGCTTGAACCATTGACTCTAGTGAAGTTAATCGCTCATCAAGATTGCCAATAGTTCTCATTGCCGCTTGTAGTTGCTTCTTCAATCTATCGACTTGTTGCAACTTAACTTTAGTTAGTGATTCCGTATCGGAAGTAAGTGAGTCGTAAACCATAATTTATTCTTTTTAGTTATTTAGTACGCTATGTATTATCTAAGGTAGAGATAACCACCCGCCCAATCACACACGTTGTAGAGTTTTGCTCTGTCAACGTCATCACTCATATTAAATCTAACGTGTTTAGCGGGTTGTTTCCACCCTGCTGGTTTATATACTTCGCCTGTCAATTTATCAACAAAGCAATGGACGCTTATATCATCTTTAAACTGACGATTGACTTGTTTCCAGCGTAAGCAAACTTTATAATATTTTCTACCTTTTTCTATAAAAAACTTAATTCTATCATCTTCTCCCGACTCTATTTTAGTAACCTTTTCTTGTAGAAATGGGTCAGGTTTATCTGCCATGTTTTGATTATTAACGATAGAGCGTAATGAATAATCTTTATACTGTTGTTCAAGGCAACGACATAATTTCTCTGTCCATTGAAGCACCTTGACTTTTTGAGTTGCTTGATGAAATACTAAGTTTGACATTGTGTTTTAACTGTGTCTGAAATAAAAAGAAGTGGAGCAGAGGAACAAACACAAACCCTCTCTCCACTTCTTTATAATAGTATATTTACTTTTTAAAGGCAACCCCCATGTGACACTCCCAATAATGTCACACTCGACCTCTTCGCCCTTCGGACTTTGGATATAATGTTATATCCTGTGTTCCGAATCTACCCATTGCTTCTATCTTGGCATCAGAACCAAAGTTGCTCAAACTTTCAAATTCTGTTGATAATAGTCTGTTGTCTATTTTGACAACCGCTCTCCAAAGTGCCATGATTGTAAGTAATAGGGTGTCGAGAAACAAAATCCAGTTGCCGCACTCCTTTAAAAGGCGCAGGGATAGATTTGTTTCTCACACTATTTATTATAGTGTATCGTTAATTATTTGGCAACCCCTCTTTTTCATCAAATGCTTTTTTTCTTTCACTCTGATTAAGATTGACACATCGCCACCCATAATCCCCATTGGTAACAATAGTGGGCATAAAGTTCATTGATAACGATATTCTATTGTGTCCTGTGTTATCATCATAACCATGATTCAACTGTGATGGGAATATGACTAACTCTCCCTCATTTGATAGGACTTCATTGTTTTGATTGTAGTCTGTAATTTTTCCTGTGATAAAATTGAGAGCAGGAGCATTTATAAAATTAGTGTCTCTTGTAAAATATGTGGGCACATGATCTCTTGCCATATCAAAATTAACATAGTATATTGCTGACAAATAAGAATTAGCATGATGATGGGGATATTGATACCCACCTTTATCTGAAATGTTTATCCAACTATCTGTAACTTGAACTGTCTCTTGTATATAATCTCCCTTGACTTCCTTAGCATACAACTCTGCTTGTTGTTCACACCAGTTTCTAAATCTGCCGTATCTCTCATCATTATATAATACTGAGTAATGACCAATATGTTTTAATTGTTCTGAGTTGGCACTATATGTTATTTGATTTTGTTTCTGTTCTTCTATCTCCGCCAATATAGTTTCTTTTACTTTACTATGAAAGGGGCAAGGTATGATTGCCACTGGCGTTGGTAGTACGTTAATAACTTCCATATTATAAATCAGGATTATCCCATAGTTGTCCAGACCTAAATGTTGTCATGGCAGTGTGTCTTTCATCTTTTGTCAATGGCATCACTTCAAAAGAATTAATATATCTAGGCATAAGATTACTGGATATAGTAATTCTATTGTCTGTGTAATTAGTTCCATAACCATGAACACAATTAGCAGGCCACAGTAACAACGAACCTTCCAATCCTACCACCTCATTTATATTATTATACTTGGTATGCTTATGATTAGTCAACATATATGAATAATAATCAGGATACTTTTGACTATCATTAGGACGATAAAAATAAGTTGGCGAGTGTGACGAATCATCAAAGTTGACATAATATAGGGCACACACAGCGGCATTTATATGAAAATGTGGTAATTGTTTACCACCAGCGTCACACACATTTATCCAACTGTCTGTCAGTAGAAAATCTGACGTATCATAACCTAGTATATCCTTGGCATATATCTCTGCCTGTGTTTGTATCCACTCTCTAAACTCTCTATACTTATCATTTGATAACGGCGAGTAATAATCTAAATGTTCAAGTGATTTGGTGACAGCATCTATTTTTTTATGCTCGTATTCATCACCATGACTTTTAATCTCATCAATCAATAACGACTTAACTTTATCATGTTCTGGGTACATCACTACACCTAATTGCACTGGCAATATATCAACTACCCTCATGTCCTTTACCCCATACTGACTCCACATAGGCAGGGTCTAACATATCGTTACTACATTGAGAAGTATTGAAACTTACTGTCCACCTCTCATGTTCAGTATTGTTCACTCTACTACCATGTTCTAACCATGACGGAAACAAATATAAATGTTTCTCTTTGATAGGAACATCATAAAAATACATTCCATAGGGCGTCTCCTGTACATTATGAATACACATCATATATGGTTGTAATGGCGATACCACGAAAAATTTACCAAAATCTCCCTCTGGTAGATCAATGTAATATGCTCCACTAATTACACTCGATTCATGTCTGTGTCTCTCTGTTCTACCACCTTTGGGTAAAATATTATACCACGAACCACTAATCACGACAGGCCAGTTGCCCATCTTTTCTGTGAAATGATTACAACACTGCTGAAATGTAATCAGCATTGGTTCAGATACTTGATCCCGAAGCGGATCCCAACCCCCATGTGAACTCACGCCATTCACTGCTAATGAGTGTTCGTGACTCTTACCATTGGTTTTTACATGATGATGAAATTCATCTACACCAGGCGCTCCTGTGAGATCATATTCTTCTAATAACGTAGGAAATAAATCCATTTAATTCCATTTACAATAATCTATATTGAGCACGACTCTTAGGTCAGCATCAGTACATGAAGTTCCAGCATGAAGCAAATCGCCTGGAAACAGTACCGCTCTGTTCGCTTTTGATTCTACCTTTTGTCCGTCCTCAAAATATGTATATCCGTTGTTGTCATTGAAATATAAGACACATATATGATAGTCTGGTAAATTAGGATAAGGCGGGTCAGGACTCTCACATGGCCCTGTCACATCAACGTGTAGTGGTTTCTTTTGTATATTTTTTGTTCTGGGTGTAGCATTAAACTTCAATCTATGTAAAGCAAATGGTTTGAGTGTATGAAATATTGGTTTAATCACGTTATATACATCAGATATTGGTTCAGAGTCCACATACATGGCGTGTGAGAATTGTGGGCAACTGTCATCAGGTCTTACTGAACTAGAACTATAATACCATGGCATACGCCCACCAAAGATATAATCTCTGATGGGCGTAAAAACCTCTGTTGGTAGGAAGTTATCGTAAACTTCTATACTCATAATGTTACAAGTTCTATCTTGTCTGATTTATTCTTGTTCTCATCATAACAAACTAATTGGGCATTTTCAAAGGTAGTAGTTCCACCTCCCTCAACTCCAGCAGCGTGTGGTATCTTATGATCTATCACATACTTTTGTCCATCAAAAATATCTGATTGTAGTATCTCTATACCAGTTAGAGCACACTTACCACCCTGCTGTTCCCATAGTGGGAATCTGAAAGATACAGGAAATGCTCTCTTAGAATCCTTCTGAATCAATACATCTTCTGGTAATTCAGGCAATCTATCTCCATACTTTTCGTGGTAGTTTCCAAAAACAGTATAGACTCCTAATCTCGCCTCTCTGTGACATAAGTTAGTTGATCTTTGAGTACCAACATAGTCTCTTACATTGCTTCCTGACTTATCTTCATATAGAATTACGGCAGTTTGTTTCTTCTTATTTGTAACTGGGTCAGTAGTTGTTGTCTTAGCATTTTTTGCTTTTAGATAAGTAAGTTCAAACCACTCATACAATTTTCTTTCATTATTGATTTTGTAGTTATGAATATATAACCAATCAATGAACATAAAGAAGTCTGTGAGTGTTGCCTCTGATTTTAACACTTTGTTTTTATCATACTTGACACACATTCTTGCCAAGACTTTTATGACCTCTCGAACACGTTTGTCGTTGTCATACTCTGCCATTAAGTTATCGTAAGCGGCGTCTCTCTCTTTTTTATCAATATTACCTGATCTGGTAACGTGAACAAAGTTAGTAACCACCCACTGCTCATGCTTTCTTCTTTGTTGTGATTTCTCTGACCAATACTTATTAAAAAATTCTTCAAATTTTACTGGAATATCTCTTACAGAATATGCTAAGTTACATATTATAGAGTTTCTCCACTCTTGATCGTTTAACGCCAATCCACTATTGATTGATCTAAATTCTTCAGATAGTCTTGCAAAGTCGCCATCTTTTATAATATAGACACAAATATTTTGTTGGTCTAAATGATCTCTGACATAAGAAGGCAGTGTACTATACAAGCGATTGTCTTTTTTTGGACTCCAATTCCTGTAACTTTCGTACTTGATGGCAGGAATATTATGTTCTTTTAAACTGAGAGAAAATTCATCATTCTTGAATCTTCTGCAACCTTTAGTTCTATTGTTGCCATCAACACTAATGTAAGTGAATCCATTATCAAATAAACCTCTGAAATAGATATAATCGTCAGAATCCTCTCCCTTTGTTCTAGCACAATAGTTCATGCAAGATTCTACATGAGCCAAAACGATTGGCGTAGGAACTGAACCTCTCAAAACAGACTTAATATATTCTCTTCTCTGTTTATCTCCCCATCTTTCTTTTGATTGATAAGATAACTCTAAATAAATTTTTTCCTTTTCTTCTAGTTCAACTAGATTTGCAAAGGTAACAAAACTGTGCTTTGAAATAAATTCCTCGCTGTCGAGGTATGGAATGGTAGTCATAATAAACTGAATTGATTTGTTGTCGAAGATCCTGAGCAACGCTCACTTTCCAGACGTTAAGTTCACTATAATATAGTCTCTTTTATTTGGCAACCTCTAATCTACAAACATATGAGAACACTTGGGGCAACAGTGAACTTTTTTTTCTTCATACATTTGTTTGTACACTCTAGGATTAGATTTTTTAATGATTAGATCATCAAGTTTTTTTGCTAGATTTTTCATTCTCAAGAATCTGTAACATTTCAAGAGCACCTTGCACCTTCAAAAACTCTTCTTTCTTAAGTTCAAAATTTCTATTTAATTCTTGTATCTCTGACTGTAGAACTCTTGCTCTCTCAGTCAGTTCATCTTTATGACTCATAATTTTATTGCTCTCACTTCTATATATTATACCATAATAAATACTATTGGCATGAAAACCGACCAAAATGGATTTTAATTCTGATAATCAGACAGACTATGAGATAAACTCTAATCCAGAGTTACAGAGGAATGAGATAAACCCTACTCTGGTAAGAGAGATATGTGCTCATGTAAAGGTCTATAAAACTCTTGTAACACTCGGAGACTTCATTTGCTATGTTTGGTTTCACGATAACGATTATGACGATTCAAGGACTATTGAGGGGTCAAAGAGAATACATATCGTACCCTCTGAGTCAAGAATTGAAGATGAGATAAAGATAAACGAATACTTAAATATTGCCAGCAATGTTTTTTCTGAGGGTGTTGTATATGTCAATGCGATCTTTAGAAGAAATGGCACTGCCTTCACTGAAAATAAAGATTTAAAAGATTGTGTCAAGTATATGACAGGTGTGGCAGCACACTATAATGCTAGTTCAGATAAGATTGTAGCGATAGATGCTGAAGATAACGATAGAATGTATGATGTAACCTATGATGTAGCATCAGCAAAAAATTACTCTGATATATCCAATAATATTCTGGGAGACTTTACCTCTGGAGCAGTGGGCAATGGTAGTTTAGATACACAAAACACAACTCACTTCGCTACTGGAGCAATATCCTTAAGTGCAATAGATACCGCATTTACAAGTGGCAAAAGTATAGGTGCATACTACAGAGGTCAAGGTGTAGGTAATATCACAGCAAATAATAATGTTCCCACTTCTGGAGCAATATCATTCAGTGACTTAAGAAATGCAGTCAGTAAGGTCACTGCGACTGCAAATGGTAATTGGATGCACCTACAGGCAAGATATGAGGTATTTGGAAATAATACTTATACTTCGACTGTTACTAAACAACTAAACATTGGTGGTAACGTAGGTTCGAGTGGTAGTGGCGAACCAGCGATCAGATTTAACAGTGGTGGTAATGGTTCAATAACTTTCCGAATCAATAATACCAGTGGTTCTCCTGTAGTCAGGGGATATGCTGGCGAAAAAGGTATTGGTGGTGGTAATACAGGCGATGGCGGTGGCGGTGGTAAAGGAGATGGCGGAGAGAATGGCGGTCAAGGTATGATTGTCTCCTCAACTATATCAATGCCAACATCACACTACAATAGCAGACTCCGAGGCGGTGGCGGCGGAGGAGGCGGTGGCGGTAAAGGCGGCACTGGCGGTGGCGGTGGTCACTCAGGCGGTAGAAGATGTTCTGGTTGGTTCTGTCACGGTTCTTACCGTGTCTGTAGTAATAATGGAGGCACAGGCGGTGGCGGTGGCAACGGCGGCGGAGGAGGCCGAGGAGCTGGATATTACTGGAATGGTTCGAGTTGGGTAGCGAAGAATAGTGGCGAGGGAGGCCAAGGAGGTCAAGGTGGTTCTGGTGGAGGAACTAACGCTGGTACAGGCGGCACAGGTGGCCAAGGGGGAAGTGGTGGTAATTATGAATCTAACGGAGGCAATGGTAATACTGGTAACACTGGCGCCAATGGTGGTGGCGAACAACAGGGTTGTGGTTCAAATGGTTCTATGAGTGGGCAAGGTGGTAAAGCTGGTGGTGGCAAAGGCAATGGAGCATCAAGACACTCAACCAGTAATGGTGCAAATCTAAATTTAACCTAATCCGTAAATATATTCGTTACTAATTCCATCAGCTGTTGCAGTCATAATCGTAGCACCAAATACAGCATTAGGATTCTGTTCCCATGTAGATAATTCTTCTGTCCAATCTGCTATACTGGCTATGCCTGCGACTGAGGCATTATGTGATTCATGTCTCTCAGTCCATAATGTTATGTTATCATTAGGCGATGTACCCTCTGGAGCATCTTTCATAAAGTGTGTAGATAGAGAATATCCAAGTTGTTTTAGTAAACCATTTTCATTGCACTCTATAACCATCTCTGGTAGATATACTTCCGAACCATCATATATGTAATCTTCAATGCTGTTGACTAACCCTGAGCAACTCTGATATATTTTTGTATTTGATCTAGTCCCAAGATACTTATATACTTCATCAGACATTCTTGATGTGGGACTCTTCACGAGTCCTATTTTCATGTGTTTATTAATCTTGCTAATGTTGATTGTAGTTACCTCGTAGTCGCCATCAACATTATCTAATATATCTAACAGTCCTCTCAATAAATCATTGTTACCTGTAGTCTCTAAAGCTAATTGACATATTGATTCTATAGTGGGAGCGAATAGTGGTATTGGTTCAAATGATAATACTTCTTCAACCATAACACTATTTTCAAAATACAAAAACTTAAAGTTCTGTAGATATGGGAATAACTTACTCTCTCCGATTGAACCATCAAAATATTGATATTGACTTACGCCAGTGGGCACAGGTTTTCTGAAACCATACTTGGTAGAATTAGAACTTTTCCTTATACCACAACCATTATTGTAATCATCAGAAAACAAGTCAGGATAAACTTCTATAATCTGTTTTACTGCATCAACATCAGCACTATTCAATAAGTTAGGGAACTTACCTGAGTTAGATATTGAAGTTAGATTGTCTAAGTCAACCATTGTTTTCCTTTTTGATAACTGAACCAAGTTATAACAGAATACCTCTCACCTTTGGTGACAGGGGTGATTTCATGTTTGAATAGGTGATTGCTCGGATAAACATGAGCAGTGTTTTCACCTGACAAGATATTATAGTTTTCCCAGAAACGAATGTTACCACCATCATAATCTTCATTGATAGCGTAAGATGTGGTAACTGAACCAGCATCAGCATCAACATCAGCATGAGGAGAAAGATACCCGCCTTCTGGATATTTACATAACCAATATCCTGAGTATTTATCGTAGATGGCTGCTGGTAAATTATCTCCAATATCTTTGTATATGTGAGGCATCATCTTTATGTGTGCCTTATGAATTAAATTAAATATCTCTCCATGATGAGGTTCTATCTCCACTTGAGCCCTCAGTCCATGTAGATTATAATATGTGTTTGCTGGTGGATTACCTACTGCTGGCCAGTCGAATCGTCTAACGAGTTCGAGCAATCTTCTATGATCGACTGTAGGAAGAACAGCCCGATAATGAAAGATACTGTCCAGTAATCCCACTCTTTCATGACTCATTTACATTTACATCTAGACATTCTGGAAAAATAAATCCAGACATTGATACTCTTGGCACATCTTTGTACCAACCTGTTTTAACTATGGCACTGTGCCACATATATGAGGGGTAGATAATCATTCTGTTAAATTTCATTGGAATATGATGTTCTTCTTCCCAAACATCATCAATTAGAGTTGTATCATTATCTATCAAATCCTCAGCCTTATCAGAAAAATCATATATCCACTCTTTAAAATTCCAATATTCCTCTGTTCTTTTGAATGGCGTATATACTTTTTCCATGTTAGTGAGTCCAGTAGCATTATGTCTAAAGAATGAGGTTCCGCCTTGTATATTTTCTTCTGGATTCAAATATAATACTGTTGCAAACATTGCTGGGTCAACGTGTGGTTGAATAGAAATCCTATGCACTTCTCTATCACTGTGCATGGCGTTGACTTGATATGAAACCTGTACGTCATTTGGTTCTATATTAGTAAAGTCAGTTAACTTCTGAATCATATATCCAGTGAGATAACTGACCTCTGGTAAACTAATATGTAACTTTGATTGATAGCCTGGAAATACTTCCTCTGGATCTCCAGTATTAATGTCATTTAATTGCATTGGAAGTTTTTGCACCACTTCCTCTAGGAAAGCATGAGGATTCTCCAACACATCATCAATTACAATGATAGGGTGGTTTTCCAACCTAGTTACTTCATAATGTAGGTTATCAGAGACTCTATGAGCCTTATCATCAACAATATTCAGTTGCATAATAACTTTTTAGATATTTATTCTAAATTTGTAACGTCTTTTAGAGTGTCAATCTCAGCCTTAAGTTCTTTGACTGCCTCTATTAATAGAGGAACTAACTTCTCATACTTAACTGTTAAGTAGTCGTCCATTGATCGGCAAGCAACTGCCTCTGGTAATACCTCTAACACATCTTGAGCAGATACACCAGAATGTCTACCAGCTGGTAAATCAAGTCCTCTACCTGTCTCATTGAACTCATATGTAAATCCACTTAACTTACATACCTTGGCGACTGCACCTTCAATCTGTTCGAGATTTGTTTTCAATCTCATGTCAGATGCGAAGGCAGTGATGTCTCCACCGACTGATAGGTTAGTACCATCAAATGTAAGATTATTTGATGTTGTAGTACTATTTGAAGATGAGTTATATAAAACTCTATTTGCTCCACCAACTACGTTACTTGCAGTTGTGGCTGTGGTTGCATTACCATTTAATCCACCACTAGCAGAGAATGTTCCTGTAACAGTTAGGTTGTTAATACTGTTGCTTCCACTCAAGGTAGAGTTGGTTGCAGTCAATCCAGATGGGAAGGCACCTGATCCGCCTTGGAATATACCAGTTGCAGTAATATCTTTGACCTTTGTACTACCTTGAGAGTTTCTGGCCATGATAGATGCACCGCTTGACCAGTTAGTGTCTTTGGTTGATAATCCATCAAGTAAATCAGCGTTCAAGTTAATACACTTGGAGGTAGATGCAACGACAAGTGGAGGTACGTTAGTCGCAGTTGACTGGAACTGGAATGATTTTACTTGTCCAGCAGTACCAGCATCAATGGTCATGTTACCACCACTACCAGCACTCAATGCTGTAATAATACCAGTGTTAGCACGAATGGTTGGGGCAGTAAGTCCATTACCGCCAGGTGTCATATTGATTCTCTCTATCGTTGCAGCGAAACCAACAATACAGGTGTAGATACCAGCGTTAGCAAAGATAGTTAATTGTTCTGCCTCATTGCCTGGGTTGGAAGGATATTTACTACCAATATATCTTGTGGTCAATCCATCAGAATCTACATCATTAGAGAAGTAGGCATCAGGCCCGATCAAGTCATCAGTAAATGTAATATCGGTACAAGTTAGATCAGCAATGTTTGCAAGTTCAATGTCCGCATTACCACCACCAGCTGAAGGAACTGTTAGATTAGTGATAGTTGCATTTGTAACTGTCTCATTAGCGATAGTCGCTTGGTTGGTAACTTGTAAGTTAGTTGCAATACCACTAAAGATATTAGCAGTGTTTACATATTCTGTTCCAACATGAGATAGAGTTGTAATACCAATATCAGAGTAGTTCTTGGCTATAGATGCGTCTGTAACTACAATGTTTGTTACAATACCAGAACTTGCATAGAAGTTATTAACTGCTTCAAGAGTTCCGAATGAACCGTTATCAGCATTTACAAATGTACCATTGAATGTGCCACCTGTACTCTCAAGGTTTCCAACCTTAAGTGTACCAGCAAATGTACTTACACCAGCGAATGTTGATTTCCATGGCCCCTCAAAGTGTATTGCAGCAGCAGGCTTGAAGGTTACATATGTACCAACAACTTCCATGTTGTAAAGTCTGGAAGTACC